ATTTCTTGTTCTATATTTCTATCTTTTGGTTTTTTTCGCATTTGCGCTCCTAATGTTATCAACTACAAGGTTATGTAGTTTTCTACGCAGTCCCCACCATTTCTGCTTCAGTTTTCATTATATGGTAAAGGTACGACAGAAAACAAATTTAGAGCAAATATTTCTTTTTTTTCTTTAGCTTGACAAAAGAAGTTCTTTACCTTAGTCTAGATACTGAGTAAACAAAAATCATATGACATTGGAGGTCAATATGCCAAACAGAGCAGAGCGTAGAGCTGCAAAATCTAAAAAGAAGAGAAGATATCGAGGCTTAAGTAAAAAACAAGTACTGATACCAGGCTCGGAGTTTTAAATGAAATCATTATGGTTTCTAGTAGCTTCATTACTAGACGGTGGTTGGCATCTATCTAAGTTTGATAAGAACACAATGCAAGGAACTTTTCCTTACGGCATTCTTTTCTCACAGGAAATGGAAAATCCACCTAAATATAATTTTAGGTTCAACTGGGTAGCTGACCTTATGGAGCAATGGGGTTTAAAGATAGGACTAGAGATAAGAGGTCGTTCTATTACTTATTCAAATAAAGTTTGGAGAGCTTGGAAACTAAAGCACAATATTTTCTATCGTTTGCATTACAGATACGATAGGCCTTATGGAGTTGGTATTGGTGTGGATTTACCATATCGTTATACCTTTAGACCAAAGAATCCAAAGAAAGAGACATATGCATAAAATAATTAAAAGAGAAAGGTTACTAATGAAAACAAAATTATCAAATACGACAAACTTAAGCCGTTCACTTACAGAGTTGGAAAACCTAACTGCAAGTATAAGGGCAAATGCTGAAACTACACAAGATGAAAAAATAGTAGATATCTTGACTCAGTGTCAAATCTCAATAAAAGATGTATTGACTCAAGAGTTAGGTGTTGTCTATGAGTAAAGGATATTTTTACTTTATTGTCTTAGCAATAGCAATAAAACTTACAATAAAACTTATAGGAGGGTTTTAATGGATAAATACGAAGTTGGCTTCAATGGCCATAAAATAGTTTTCGCAACAAGCTTTGATAACGCAAAGCAAAGTGTAGAAAAAGATTTGAAAACAATTCATCCAAATTTGAATGCTGAGTTTTCATATGTTTCAAAATTAGAGGAGGAAGAGTGATGGACACAAATTTTTACTTATATGGATTTTTTACTGGCTTTTTGTTGGGAACAACAATTTGTCTACTAGCTTATGCATATTTGACAATTAAACAAGAACAAGAGTTAAACGCACAAGCTAATGTATTGCGTGATAAGATTTTTAGAAGGGATGAAGATGAGTGGGGTAATTAGACACATCGTAAACGAATGTTTGCGTTTAATTAGCGAACATCGCTTGAACGAACAACAATTAGACGAGCTTGTTTCCTCTTTGTCATTAGAGTTACTTAAAATCAAAGAAGGTTCTGAATGAGAGATTTAATTTGGGAGATTGCAAAGGCAGGAGAGGAAGACTTAAGTAACACTGAGTTGCAGTCTTTAAGTGAACCAAAAGAACTAGTTATTGCTAGAGGAGTTAGTTTAGAAGCAAGAGAGAGTACTGGTAATATCAACAAGTTTGTAGATGTAAAAATTGCAAACAATGTTGAAGAGAATGGTGCTCTAAAACTTGGTAATAAAGTTTACAACTACAGTAAAAGTTATAAAACTTTATCTGTTGATGTCAGAAGACTCCTTGAATGGGCTACTGATAAAAAATTAGATAGCGATGATATAGATAATCTTATGGCTTTAGTAGGTCATAATTTTGTACCTAAGTTAAGAGGTCTTGATGCTGTAGCTAATAGAAAAGGTATGGACAAACAATTAGCTAGAGATACTTTTACTTACAAAGAGTGGGAGTCACAAGCTAAGTTGCAAGTAATCGATGCAGATTTACCAGCAGCACCTAAGTGGGCGAAGGAGATGGATGATGGAACTAGAAGATAACTTTGACTGGACTAAAGAAGATACAGAAAAAGTTGTATATTTTTTAGAAAACATTAGTGGGCCTTGGCACCCAGCTCAATGGGGAATACTTATTGATTTTGCTACACAGCTATCAGAGTGGGATGGTAAAAACCTACCTAAAGTAAATCCAACAAATGAGGCTAGAAGGAGTCAACTGTTTGTAAGTACAATGATGCAGGGGTTCATACAAGCGTTAACAAATGCAGATTACTTTGATGATATGAGAAGCTTTTACAGATTTATGTATTCAGCTCAATCTGATAAGAATTATTCTTTATTCAAAACTTGGAAACGATTAGATGTTCCTATGGAAGTAGAAGATAATTACTGGCAAGAGTTTCATGACGCTGTACAAGGTTACAAAGAGAATGAAGACTCTGAAAATTTTCTTAATTACTCAGATGCAGAAATTGCAAGCGAGTTGGACAGACTTAAATTAGAATTGGAGGAAGAGTGATAGATTTAAAAAGAGTTTATGATTTAAAAAATGAAATTGTTAAATTAGAAAAACAGATGGATAAATTTATTAAGGACTTAATATTGGAACGATTGGAGAACGACAATGCAGATAAAAGAACACAAGAGTAAAAACTTACCTAGCTTGATTGGTAAATTCACATTGACTAGAACTTGGACAATGGACGAAGATATCATGACTGGTAAGATTACTAACAAAGAATTAGATAAGGTAGTTTTAAAATGGACAAGATAGATAGAGTTCAAGAAAACAGTTTACTTCCTTTTGAGCAACAGAAAAAGGATGCTCTTGATGATAGAAAGACTTCAAGGCCAGACAAGGTTGATGATGTCGGTATCAGTAGAGAGTGGTGGATGGTCGACTTCAGAGGTGCTTGGTTAACTGAGTATCCTAAAACAGAAGAGACTATGTCCGAAGAGCAATGGAAGACTTGGTACAAAAACTTTTCAGTTTTTACTAGGCAAGATATTGATTATGCTTTTAATGAAATGAGAAAGGTTCCTAGAGATTATGGTGGACCTAACTTATCTCACTTGTATGACAGATTGATGCAGACTGGTCAAAAAAGAATTCGCATGGACGATGTTGGTAAAGACACCGTCAAGTGTAAAGACAGGTCTGTAGGTGAGTGTGTTTTTGGAACTCCTTTTTGGCAACTTAATAAATACGGAAAGCATGACTTTTTAATGATGTGTGTTATGGAATGTGACAACGCACAGAAGTCGTATCCTCAAGCACATGATATGAAAGATAAACCAGATGCAAAAACTAAAGGTGAGTGGTTCAAGATTGTTGCTCAGTACCTAGGAAATGACGATGTCGTAGTTATTGAGGGAACTAGTAAAACTGGTAAAGATAGAAAGTTTGAAACTTATCAGTACGGAGAGTTGTTTCCAGACGGAAACATTAAAGAAGTTCTTGCAAGTTATGGGTTAGATGAAAATCTAACTTTTACTAATCAATGTATAGCTATCAGTGAGATACCAAAGACTAAAAGTATTGGGAGTGGCGTTCTTTAAAAGAGGGATTTTAAGAATGTTATAATGGGTATGTCGGCTTCCCGTGAAGTGGAAACACTTCGAGCTGACTGCCCTCCCATCAACAGCTTTGCCTCACGGCGGAGCTGTATTTTTTTTGTAAATAAACTTGACATGAATATACGCTTACCATATGATTATAAGTAAGAGAATGAAAACAATTAAATAAAGCTAATCGGTAGTCTTAATAAATGCCATAAAACGGAAAGCTAAAATACTTCGGGTGGGTAGCCCAAAAAGGTTTAGTAAGTACTAATTAAAAATCCTTAAATAAGGTTGGAAATACTTAGATTATTGTTGAAACATAAGAAACCTTTCGATGTGTCATCGGGGTGGAATTGTAGGGTGATACAATCACTGACTTTGCTAGACAGTAAACATAGCCAACTAAACGCTAATACGAGGGGGGCGACTACTTAAAATTGAAGTTTGCATAGGGAGCAATAGATAAAAAAGGCTTAGGCCTCGACCCTTATAAGTCAAGTAAATGGACGTAATTGTTAAATATTAAATGCCGCCTAGCAAAAGTTAGGCGGTGTTTGATTTTAATCTCTAAATAAAGGAAAAAAAATGGAAAATAAATTACATACAGAATGTGCAAAATGTTCGGAAAAATTAGAACCAAACAATCAAGGTGCTTTAGATATTACCTATGATGGTGGTTATGGTGACTTTGTTGATAATTATGACGGGGAACTACTTTTCTTACGTCTTTGCCATAAACATGCACATCAATTCGCTTATTGGGTAAATAACGAATCAGCAATAACAAAATGGCATGGCCACGCTCACAATGGTTCAGAAAAAGGTTTTTGGTATGGACACATTGGTTGGGACCAATACACATGGCTATCACACCTAAATATGTTTTTAATGCATCTCGTACAAGACGGGTTTAGATTCGCACGTCTAAATTTTGTTAGAAACATAAAAGATAGAATAAATTGGTGTCGTGAAGACATTAATGACTCTTCAACTAAAATTTTATGGGGTTCTTTCTTTATAAAGTTGTTTTTTTTGAAAACTCGATATAAAGGTTTCTTTTATAGTTTATATTTAAAAATAGTAAGGGCTCGTCATCAACGTGTTAAAAAAATCTATAGGAAGCATTATTCTTTAGATAGTGAACTTTTTGATGGTTTAAAAAATAGCAGTATTCCTCAAGATACACTTGATTTAATCAAGCGAATGGGCCTAGCTTTAAAAGAAATGGAAGAAGAGTAATAAACCTCTTCTTTTTCTTGTTAAACTTGTATAGATGCCAAAAGATATATTAGAACCAGTTGGTGAGGCAAAGAAGCAGGTATTCGACGTAAAGTTTCCTCCTTTGCATGATGCACAGAAACAAGTACATGAGAGCACCGCTAGGTGGAAAATTCTTTGTGCTGGGAGAAGGTTCGGCAAATCCAGATTAGGCGTGCAAATGTGCATGGAAGTGGCTCTAAGCGGTGGTAGAGCGTGGTGGGTAGCACCTACGTTCGCAATTTCAAGAGTTGGTTGGAGAGACATTCAAGCAGCCGCAGCGTCAATGCCAAAAGAAATGGGCATAAACATCAAAGTTGGTGACATGCAAGTAGATTTTGCTGGTGGTGGGTCTATCGGTGTTCGTTCTGCTGACAATCCACAAAGACTTCGTGGAGAGGGTCTTGACTTTCTTGTTATGGATGAGGCCGCTTTCGTTAAAGAAGAGACTTGGACAGAGGTTTTAAGACCTACTCTTACTGAAAGACAAGGTTCTGCACTGTTTATTTCTACTCCAAAAGGAATGGATAACTGGTTTTATAGGCTTTTTGAAAAAGCTAAACAAGGTGACGACTGGGAAAGGTTTCAATTCCCTTCAACTTCAAACCCTCTTGTTAAAGAATCAGAAGTTTTATCAGCTAAAGAAGAAATAGGTTCTTTAGTATTCGCACAAGAATACATGGCACAATTCATATCTGAAGGTTCTCAGATGTTCAAACAGGAATGGTTTCGTTATTACAGAGAAGGAGTTGGACAAGTACACGTTGACGGTGAAACTTACGATTTAAATGATTTAGTAAAGTTTGGTACTGTTGACCTAGCAACTTCTACAAAAGAATCTGCTGACTATACAGTTATAGGAAGTTTTGGATTACATCAACCAAGTAAAAAACTTTTCGTTCTCGATATGCATATCGAAAGAATGGAAGCTCCAGACATAATTCCACAAATTAAACGTCAACTTATAAAACATAACTTGGAATGGGTAGGAATAGAGCGTGCAGGGTTTCAGTTAGCCTTAGTTCAGTTCGCAAGAAGGGAAGGTTTACCAGTATTGGAATTAAAGGCTGATAGGGACAAGCGCCAAAGAGCACTTCCTTTATCTGCTAAGATGGAAGCAGGATTAGTTTATCTTCCTAAGAATGAAGAGTACTCTTGGGTTGCTGACGTCGAACGTGAATTACTTACGTTTCCAGTTGGTGCTCATGACGATATAGTCGACTGTTTATCCTATGCAGTAGTACAAGAACGACAACAAAGGAAATGGGAAGCTTATTAATGGCTGAAGAGAAAAAAAGTTTTTACAGAAGGACGGTTGACTACTTACAGGCACCTCCCGAAAGAAATGTTAAAGGTTGGAATTATAATCAGAGCGCAAATTCCGCTCTGGATTCTGCTGTATTCGGTTATAACACTACCTCTGGTTCTATTCCTAATAAATTATTAGAAGATATAGGAGAAGGTACTGGTAACTCAGCTGTTGTCGCTTGCCTCAATGTTTTAGCAACCTCATACGCTGAACCTCAACTAAAAGTTTATAAAAAAGAATCTGATGGACCAAATGAAATAATGGCTCATCCAGTGGAACAATTATTAGCAAGGCCTAATCCTTTTACTTCTGGTTCTTTACTTTCTCACTACATCGTTACAGCAATAAACGCTAGCGGTGATGCTTATCTTTTAAAAGTAAGAAACTCATCTGGAAGAGTAATTCAACTAATCCCAATGATGCCAGACAGAGTTACACCAAGAGGTAATGAAGATACTTTAATTACTCATTATGAATACTACGGAACATCTAAGACAATGGGTGAGTTTGTAGTTCTCAAAAAAGATGACATAGTTCACATACGACAAGGAATAGACCCAAATAATCACAGAAGAGGATTTGCCCCACTCAAATCAGTTCTTCGTGAATTAATTGGTGACGAAGCAGCAGGACAATATGCAACAGCTTTACTGCACAATATGGCAGTACCTGGCGTTATATTAAGTCCTAAAGACGACACAGCAGGCGGGCCTTCTAGAGAAGAAGCTGAAGGTATCGCTAAAATGTACAAATCTAAATTCGGTGGTGCAAATAGAGGTGCTCCAATGGTTCTTACAGGAGCTATGGATGTTAAGACTGTTTCTTTTTCACCAGACCAAATGGATTTAAAAGAATTACGAAGACTTCCAGAAGAGCGAGTATCTGCTGTTCTAGGTGTGCCAGCAATTCTAGCTGGTTTAGGTGCAGGTCTTGATGCTGCAACTTATAATAATACAAAAGAATTAAGAGAATTTTTCACAGAGCAAAAACTTATTCCTTTATGGAAAACTGTTGCTAATGAATTAACACATCAGTTGTTACTATCAGATTTTACTAGTGATGCTTCAAACTATTGTGCTTATGACTTAAATGAAGTTAGAGCACTTGCAGCTGATAAGAATGACACTTTCAAGAGAGTAAACATGGGTGTTGCTGGTGGTTGGGTGACAATTGCAGAAGCAAGAAAATCAGCAAATTTAGAAACAGATGAAACTCATGATGTTTATTTAAGACCACTAAACATGGTTGCAGTACCAATAGAGCAAGGAAATCAACCATATCAGATTCAAGAACAGCAAACACAAGATGCTGATAAGAGTATTTCCACAAAAGATGTCCTATCTACAGGAGATTTTGGTGTTGAGTCAGAAAGACAAAGCGTAGTCTCTATGACTGAAGAACCAAGACATGAAGAAAAGTATGTCGCAGAGATGCCTAACGGAGCTTGGTGTGTATTAAGTCACGAAGATAATAAACCAATCAAATGTTTTAAAACCGAAGCTGAAGCAGAAGCTTATTTACAAGACATGAAAAAAGAATTAAAAGCTGCTAGTATTTCAGCAAAGGTTAAGAAAACTTTACAGAAAAAGGTAAAAGACCATAATGCAAAGAATCCAAAATATAGAGCAAGTTATGGAATGTTGGCAGCTGTCTTCAGACGAGGTGTTGGTGCCTATAGAACTAACCCAGCTTCAGTGCGAGGTAATGTCACTGGTGCAACACAATGGGGAATAGCTAGAGTTAACGCCTTCCTTAAAGGATTAAAAGGTAAATTCCCAAGAACAGCTTTTGACCAAGACTTACTTCCTAGTGGTCACCCTCTAAGTTCTAAAAAATCAGCTAAAGCAGCTTCAGTTAAAATTGGAGATGCGGTTAGCTGGTCAATCAATAAAGACCCAGACCCACCATCAACAGTTCATGGAATTGTAACTTCTGTTAAAAAAGAAGAAGCAACAATGATGGTTTGGGCAATTATGGAAGATGGTTCTCATAAAGAGACTGATAGAAGTGTTACTCAGCCAATATCAAAATTAAAAAAGATTAAAGATTGGCGTAAAGAAGAAAAAGCGAAAGATGACGTGACCAACTTTCCATCTTCTGGAGACAATCAAAAAATTAGTCTCACAAACTCGAAGTTTAAACAATTCCCAGATTACAAATACGCAAAAGACTTAAAAGAAAATTATCCTACCATTTGGAGAAGAGCAGGTAACGGAGGTAATCCACCTACTTCATTCACTGGTAATGATGCTTTTAGGAATTGGACCAAGTATAAAAGCGGAGACAGAAGTGGCTCTGTTTTGTCTTGGGTCAAGAGAAGAGAACGTTTCATGAACAGACATCAAAATAATAATCGTCTTAATGGCGCTATTGCTGTCTTGAAATGGGGCGGAGTCACAAACGGTGGCGTGTCTCAAATGAAGAATCTTATTAACGAACAAAAAAAGAAAGTTGATGCTCGTAAGAAAAAAGCTGAAATTTTGTTAGCTGAAAAAACAGGCAAAAAATAAGTGTTAAAATATAATTTAGAGAAAGAAATTTAGGGGATAAAATTGAATAAAGAATCAAAGAATTTTGAATTTAAAGCTATCGATGACGAGAAAGGTTCAGTCGAAGCTGTATTCTCAGTATTCAACAATATGGATACTGATGGAGATGTTATGGTGCCAGGCTCAATAAAGTCTGGTTTCAAGGACAATCAAGTGCCTATGGTCTTCGCTCACAAGTGGGACCAGCCAATTGGAAAAGGAGTCATCTCTCAAGATGAAAACAAAGCAGTATTTAAAGGTAGCTTTTTTATGGATACCGAGGCTGGTAAGGAGGCCTATGCACTGGCTAAAGGAATGGGAGACTTACAAGAATGGTCTTTTGGTTTCAGAATTGATGATTCAGAAGTTAAAGAATTTAAGACAGAAGAAATGGAAGAAGCAGTAGAAGCACGATATATTAAAGGCGCAACAGTGTACGAAGTATCCCCAGTACTTGTTGGAGCTAATCGTGAAACCTATACTCTCGCTATTAAATCTGGTGAAGAAGCAGTTTATGAGAATACTGAAAAAGCTCTTCCTAAAGATGTTTTTGAGACAGAGGAAGAAGCTATGAAAAGAGCACAAGAAATGGGATGTGACGGAACACACTCAATGGAAATGGATGGTAAAACATACTATATGCCATGCTCTTCTCATGAATCATATCTTGCGTCTTTACAAAAATCTCAAGAGGAACAAGAAGAAGTTAAATACGGAAAATGTTCTTATGAGACAGATGGCAAATGTGCCAAAGACGAAAAAGAAAAAAGTTTAAACTCAGTTGATGTTAAATCAGCTGATGAGATTTCTGAAACTGATGCTGGCATGACAGGCGTTAGATTTTCAGACGAGGTTAAAGATGTGCTTGCTGCATTAGAAAGCCTCATTGTAAGAGCAACTAGCATAAGCGAATTGCGAAAGGGAGAGGGCAGAAAGTTGTCAGATAACGCAACTTCCGCACTACGAGCTGTTCAAGAAGACTTGAACGACGCTTGGGCTGAACTAGACCAACTCATTGAGGACGTCGCTGATGTTCCAGCCGATACTGATGAAGAAGAAAAAATAGAAGACCCAGCACCAGAGGCTGAAGCTACTGAAACTGAGGAGATTGTTTCAGAAGTTGAAGAATCATCTACTGAGGAAGAAGTAGAAGAAGTCGCTGTTGAAGAGGTTCAAGTTGATTCTGAAGCAGAAGAAGTACAAGCTGAGGAAGAGGATTCTGAAGAAATAGCTGAAGCTGAGGCTGAAGTTATTGAAGACGTAGATGCGATAGAAGAAGATGATTCTGAACTATTTGCAGAAATTCAGCAAACACTTGCTGAAGCTGCAGTCGCGGAACTCGACGAATAGTATAAACAATAAATTAAGGAGACTATTTTCATGAGCGACATTAAAGAGCTTAGAGAAAAAGTCGCTGCTAAAAGAGCTGAATTAAAAGAGCTTTTCGACGCTAAAGAAGGCGGCAAGTACACATCCGAGCAAAAAGGAGAAATCCAAACTCGTAATGATGAACTTGCAGGACTTGTAGAAGAAGTAAATCTTCTTTCCGCAAAATCCAACAACGAAAAAGCTTTGAACGAAGATTCAGAGCCAGTTAGCGGTGGCTACGATGCACCACAAGAAGGTGTTAGCTCCATTGGTGAGACATTTGTTAAATCAGATGCATATAAAAACTACATCGAAAAAGGTGTAGGCGGAATCGACTCAACAGTCGCTTTCAACCCAATGAGCTATAAAACACTACTTGGTGCAGGTACAGCTAATAACTATCCACCAGAGGTCTTAAGACAACCTGGTGTGTTAGAAACTTCCTTAAGGGACCCAAATGCTGTTATTGGACTTTTCGACCAAATCGAAACAGACCAAAATGCATTTCAGTACCTAGAGGAAACCACATTCACTAACGCTGCTGCTGAAGCAGCTGAAGAAGGAGCTGCTGCTGAAGCTGCTCTTGATTTCACAGAGCAAACTGCTGCAATCCGTAAGATTGCTGTTTTCTTGCCAGTGACAGAAGAACTTCTTGCTGACGTTAGTGGTATCCAAGGATACGTAAACTCAAGACTATCAACAATGATGAGATTGAGATTAGATGGACAGTTACTATCTGGTGATGGTACTGCTCCAAACTTAGAAGGTATCTTAGATGCTGGTAAAACAGGCGTCAACACTGTCGACTTCTCTACATACACCTCTGGTGGCGGAGAATTAGGTAGAATGGGCGCAATCTATGAAGCAATTACAGACATTAGAACTGGTGCTTTCGTAGAACCAGATGCAATTGTTATGCATCCTAACGACTGGTTACAAGTTGTAACATCAGTCACTGACATTACAACAAGCGGTTCAAAGAACCCATTGTTCGTAGCTGGTGGCGGATTCAACGGTGCTGCACAAGCATCACTTTGGGGATTAAAAGTTGTTCCGACAACTGCAATCACTGAAGGAACCGTATTAGTCGGTAGATTTGGTGGCGGAGAAGCTGCTCACATCGTTATGAAACAAGGTATTGATATCGCTGTTTCTGACAGTCATTCTGACTTCTTTTCTAAAGGAAAAGTTGCAATCAGAGCGACAATGAGAGCTGGTTTCCCAGTTTATAAACAAGCTGCGTTTACCAAAATCACAAGCTTCTAAGTTAGAAGTTAGTTTAGTAGTGGGGGATGAAAGTCCCCCATTACACAATCAAAAAGGAATTTAAATGGAATTTATTAAAGTAGAAAAAGACATCTGGAAATTACAAGATGGTTCAATCTTTGAAGGTTCAGCTAATGAGCTTCCAAAGTCTAATGCTTCTAAAATTGCTAAAGCTGGCATGGAGTATAAAAAAGAATATCTTGAAAGCCAAGGCTGGGGTGCTAAGAAAAAAGAAGCAGCACCTAAAAAAGCTGCAGCTAAAAAAGCTCCAGAGACAAAAGCTGTAAAACCAGAAGACGTAGAAGACAAGTAGGTCTTTAAATGGCTCTAAGCACAGTTTCTGACGTAGAAAAGGTTCTTGGCGTCGACTTGTCTTCAAGTGATGAGACAAATGTAACCAATGTTTTCATACCAGCCGCAGACGCTGCAATTGAAAACTTTGTAGGTTATTCATTAAACTATGAAGCATCTCTCTCAGAAACAATAGACGGTAACGCTGACGACTCAATATATCTTAAAAGAGTCCCAATAGTTTCAATAACTTCTATTGTTGAAGATGGGGTTACATTAACAGAGGGTAATAGTGAAGATTATGTTGTTTACAAACAATTAGGTCTTGTAAAAAGAACAGGTCTTCAATACTGGAGTTCTCAAAGACTTCAAAACATTGCAGTAACATACAATGCTGGTTATTCTGATTCAGAAGCAACAGCAGAAGATATACCAAAAGACTTAAAATTTGTATCTGCAAGAGTAGCTGGAAGACTATTTCTAGCATCTGCATCACTTTCAACTCAACAATCAACTGGTGAAGTATCCACAAATGTTGCAGACAATACGACTGATTCTAAGTTTCAGATGGTTAAATCTGAAAGATTAGGGGATTATCAAGCAGAATACGAATCAGTATTAGAGCAAATGAATCAAGAAGTGCTCAATCCTTCCGATAAACAAGTATTATCTAAATATAAAACTCAATATTTTACATCTGCTTCAATTTTAGACTAGACTAGTACTATGAATATTGAAGTAAATAAATCAAAAAGAAAACAATATTTTCAAGAAATCGAGATAGAAGATTTCATGGAAGTTGTTATTACTCAAATGAATGCACTTAGAATGAAGGGAACCAACCTCGTTCAAGATATGGATGATTTAGTCAACGACTATCTCGCCGTATGTAAAAAATACCCTATTAAGTAAAATGGCAAGGTATGATTATAAGTGTTCTAAATGTGAACATGTATTTGAAGTACAGCATTCAATACACGACGAACCAAAGGTTAAATGTGAAAAATGTAAAGCAATATCTAATAGACAAATTAGCACTAGGGTTTATCTTTACGGAACTGTTGGTATTGACTGGAATAGTAATCCTAACGGTGCTAGTGAATCGATGAAAAGCAGAGCTAGTAAAGCTTCTAAAAGAAAAGTCCAGTTTTAAAGATTAGCGAGATTATCGCACACGGCACAAACAACTTTACCTTCTGGTACTGGTCTACCGCAATCTAAACATTTAGACATCATATAGAGTATATGTTAGCAGAATTTCCTCATCGGGCATAACATCCTTATTTATTAGAAGGTAATAATACTCACCAATTTGTATGAGTTCAGCATTGGAATTCTCACTATGATTTATAAAACCACCTAAAGGAGTTCTTATCCTATTATCTTCAAAATCAGAATTTTCTACATGAGAAACACCTAGGTTAGTTCCCGATGCAATTATTTGTGTGGAGAATAAACCCAAACCTTCTATAGAAGAGTTTTTTATTGTTACTTCTTGAGGAAGAGGACGATAGTTATCTTTTTCCATTTTCTCTTCTTTCGAGAGAATCTAGCAAATCTTTACTAAGAGTCCAGTTTTCCATAGCTTTGTCGTATTGGAATTGTCTCATTTCAGAAATGGTTTTTTTCTTCCATTCCTCATATTTTTTAGAATCCTTCATCTCTCCATCTTTTCTCATAATATGCTGGATTTTCCCAACACCATTTACTTGAATTCCAATCTCTAAAAGTTACTTTACTGTAAGTATCTTCTGCAAGATGTGAAGCCATCTTTATATTATAGTGTGGAACATACTGAACACGTTTAGCTTGTAAGAATCTTTCGTCGACACCTAAGAGTGGCCCTTCATACGGTTGCCCGTGATGAAGGATGACCCACTCGTCCCACGCAGGTAAATCATTCTTCTCGGCAATCCAGTTCCATGTAGATGGAATAAACTGCATTACACCCGAATCATTATCTTCTCTGCGGTAGGCATTTCCCTTACCGCGACTCTCACACCAACCAATTCTTACAGCAGTGTATAAATTTTCTTTATCAAAATGTTCTACATAGTGTGGTAAATGAACCACCATAGAATAAGGCACCTTGTCAATACAACTTTTTATCTCATTAATATTGTTGATTGAGGGTATACCATCCCCAGTGCTAAAACTAGCTAAAAATATTAAACAACTTGTAATCATACTTCTATGTTATGGTAATAAAAGTATTAAGTCAAGTATTCAATTTTTGGGTTGCATCAGCTAAAGCATTCTTCTTAGAGTTACCTACACCGTAAGCAAGTTGTTTATAATCAACTTTACCTCTAGCATTGGCGACTTTTTCGAAGATATTTGCCTCATGGGCTAGCATATAGTCATTCCATTCAATGGAATACACTAAACCATCCTTTTCATAACTTTCGCTTTGAAAGGCTGGTGCAACATCATGTCTCATGTCTACCATGCTTTTATTATACCATAATTTGTTACTTCATATAACAAAAACATAAATTTCTTTATTTTTAGTTGACAAAGTTTTAAACATACCTTATTATGGATTATATACAACAAAGGAGATACAAGGAAATGACAGATAATAACCAAATAACAGTTGAGTATCACGTTACTAAGAACTCAGCAGAACTTGAAAAAGTTCATCCATATAGACCAGTTCACAGACAACTCTACGATAAAGGAGTTGCCTACATTGAGCGTAAGTCTCAGCCCGATGTAGTAACCATTCAAGAATGGTTAACCAAACAAACGAGACTGCATAACAGTAAAAGGTCTTCACAAGAAAAGAGTGAATTCCGCTTTTTGTACCACGAGGGTACATATCTTTCAGAGGAGGAAGAATAATATGAATAAAAAATATACTTGGTCATCTAACGAGGGCCCACAATCCGCAGTAGTCGACAGACTTGCACGACAAACCTTGCAAGTTCTGAAAACAGTAGAAGAGTCTGATGTGAAGGACTTATCTGTTGCTGGGTTGAAAAGAAGCATCTTTGATGTTAAATCTTTTCAGCTTTGGTCTCAAGATGTGCCAGAGGTTAAAGAACTTCAAATTGGTGACACTTTTGAAGTACCTCATTACGTGTATCGTCCATACAGTAGCAAAAGAACAGGTTACTCTGTTTGTAATGCTGAGTTCAAAGTATTGGACAAAAAGATTCACAAAAGTGTAACTGAGGTCTTGAATGCTGATGGCACCAAGTTCAACAAGCGTAAGTATGAAAAGACTTATGTTTTACTTGAATCTGCAAAAGACAGAAATCAAGGACCAGACACTTGGTTCGAGAAGTGCTCTAATTTCTCTGCGCGCAGAGAGAATGGTGGTTACTACTACCCACTTAAGAAAAAGAAACAGCAATGGGTTTCTCAAGAAGAGATTCTTAGAATGTTTCTTAAAGATGGTGGTTTGTGTCCACTGATACGTCGTAAGCAGAGCTGTAGGTATTGCGAAGCTTAATCCACAAATCTAATAATCAGAAGGGCTTGTTTGACAAGCCCTTCTTTTTACCTTAATATAAGAACTATGAAAGAGAGGAATGATGAGAGACTATACATTTAGTGTAAATGAATTAATGGAAGACATCATGTTTAAACCATGGGAAGACAATGTCACACTAGGAGATAAATATAATATTTCTAGAGAAAGAGTTAGACAAGTAAGACTTATGTTGGATTTACCAACTGTTACTGAAGCTAAAGAATCATGGTTTAGACAGAACTTTGATATGTTTATTGAACAAGCAAAAAACGGTAACTTTATTTGGAATAGTGACTTTATGAAAAACTATCCACTATCAAACAGAAAAGCTACGGAGTTGTTAAAATCTGATTCAGAACTAAACAGAAGATACACACAAGAAGGTGTGGAAGTTTATAATGACAAAGTTTATAATCCAACATCAAAAGTATGTTTGGTCTGCGATGAAGATAAACTAATACAAGAGTATTACAAATCACCATCAGATAAAACAAAAGACGGTCATGCAAGAGTTTGTATTGTTTGCAACAAAAAAAATGTTGCTAAACATTATGAGAAAAGAAAACACACAGTCAAAGTTATACCAGACTTTAAAAAGTGTTCAGCAGTTCCCGAAGTAGGAGAGTTACCTAAATCAGATTTTAGGAAAATGACTACTTCAAATACTGGGTTACAACCTCAGTGTTCTGTATATCAAGACTTCTTTCTTAAGTTCAGAAAAAAGAACAGTTCATCTGAAGCTAGAGAGTTAGCGAGACAAGCTACTATCTGGTATTACGAAAAAATATGATATAATAGAAGTTCATCATGTCTATGTCACAGCCGACCTTATGGTCGGTTTTGGCATTTTATGGTGTGTTAAAATGAGTATGTGCCAAACATAACAACATCATTATTAAACGAAAGTGTGACCATTCAAAGATTGTCTGGTTCATCTGTTGATGATAGAGGATTATCTACTGCAACCTTTTCTGATGTTTCAACAACACAAGCAAGAGTAATCAGAGAGAATGCTGTATCTGAATCAAGAGGTAATTCAAGAGTTTCAAACAACACAGAGTTTGCTGTTATCGTACAAGGAGATGTTGATGTCACAGTCAAAGACAGAATCAAAATAGGTTCTGATTATTATGAAATAGAGTCTGTCAATCCAACAAAAGATAGATTTGGAAATACCTTTTATCAAGAAATAAGAATGCAGTCTGGATTCTAATGAAGAAATCCATAATTAAAGGCATTGTAGTAAAAGCATATAATGAAAGACGCATACCAATGCGTACTTTGCGAAACTTAAATGGAACAATACCTCGTTATATGAATGTTCCTAGAAACATAAATGAAATATCTAAAGTAAGAAGTTCTCTTTACACCTTTTCAGTTGCAGCTGGTGACATTACTTCTATGGTGCCAGGCAAGTTTTTACCTAATATCAGAAACAATTCATTAAAAACAGCTCGTGTTCTCGGAGATTTTAACGCTCTTCAAAAAACTTATGCTAGAGCAATGGGTCAAGATGTTGGTGGAGGTTTTGGTCAAAGAGCTATTAGAAGAGGAACTGGTCGTTTAGCTGGTTCAGTCG